TTGAATTCCTTCTTGTGGTTTTTTTAAATCTATAACTTTATGATAATATAATCTACCATCAACATACCAGTTTCTGTAAATTTCATGGCATTTTTTATCAAAATCTAATAATTCTAAAATATGTTTGAATTCTTCTCTTATTTTTTTCTTAATTCCGTCGCTAGCGTTTAAATTTGATAGTTCAATTTGTACAGGACTATCGTTTGTATCACTTACAATTGCTTCGTTTACAATATCTTCAATGGCACTATCACATTCTGGATGAAGTGCCATTTCACGATATCTTTTAATTAAATCATATTCTGTTCTATATACACCTTCAATATCTACGTAAGACCCAAAAAATCCACTAGTTAAATAGTGGTCAACCCCGTCCTCATTATTTTGAGGAACGGGGGAAACTGTAGTTGGTGTTGTTTTTTGCTTATCGTCAATAGAGAATCCAAATAATTTTGCCATTATTAAAGTGTTCTAGATTTATGTACTATTTATTATACAATTTCAGTTGTGTTTTGATCACCAGTAGTACCAGCAGACCACCACTGAACCTGGAACTCTACAGTAAATTCTTCAATAGTATCTGAAGTATCATATGACAATTCAATTTGTGATACATTAGTTGGGAAAATATCGTAGAACTTATAAACTCTCAGGGGATTGTTTGATGATGCACTTGTATTTGTGGTTGATTCTCTTTGTTGTCCTCTTCCGAGTTGATAAACATAAGCATCAACCATATATGATGCTGGGTTAGTTGCACCAGTGCCATTATTTAATTTGTTGATTTGGTTCATCCACTGTTCAAATTTTGTTCTCAATTGGAAATCTTCATCATTAATAACAGTTACTGTCCAAGTATCAAAGGTTCTGTCACCAGCAACCTTAAGAATACGTCCTCTAAATGGTACATCAATTGGTGCAACATTTGATGCTGGTAAAGCAGCAGCTTTACACAGGAAATTAAACTTCTCATCATTCCAACCATTAACAAATGATGGGAATGATGGAATAGAGACCTCAAATAGATTAGGTCTTGCTGCACCACCAACAAGTTGAGATTTGAAATCGGTGATTGTTCTAATGTTTCTCGCTGTCATTTTAGGTTCCTCCTTTTGGTGTTAATTAAATAATCAAACTCTTCCAGCGACTTCTTCAAAGCTAACACCTGTTCGTGTAGCAACAAATGTAAGAGTAATGTAGTTAATTGATTTGGCAGGCTTCAGGTAAATGTCTGCTCTAAATTCATTATTATCAATAACATCAGGAGTATTATTTGTCTCATCACAAACTACGAGATAATCATAAACACCTCTCTTCGCTTGAATATCACGGAGATATGGTTCAACAATGTTTACAAAGTTTGCTCTAGTTAACTGGTCGTTGAACTCAAACAGTTGAGATTGTGCTGCTTTTTCTAAAGATTGTTCAATAGTTAAGAACAATCTACGAACGTTAATTCTATCAAAAGCAGATTGATATGCAAGAGCGGTCTTATCTCCAAATAGGATTATTCCACCACCTGGTTGATTAATAATACTATTAACTCTTGCAGGATATAGTCTATCTCTTTGTGCTTTATTTGGATTATATGCCAATTTAATTGCATTTAAGATATTTCCTCTCTGTTGACCAGCAGGAGAATACCATGGATATGCAACAATATTGGTTCTGCACATTAAACCTGCAACATCAGCATTACATGGAATGTATCTGAAGAGGTTATTAAATCTATCATAAGTATACTTATATCCACTATCAAAAACAGCATATGATGAAGATGTTAGTGCAGTAAAGAATTCAATGATATTTTCAGTTTGAGTGTTTGAATTTGTAATATCAACAACACTTCCTCTGTGTGGAGAAATTACTGCAACACAATCTTTTCTTGCTTCAGCAATAGCAATTATATTATTTGCCTTTGCTTGAGATGATGCTACATCATCTAATCCAGGACCATTAATTAAGTAATCAACTGCAACCTCATCTCTGTTATCGAATAATCTATATGAGGATTGTAAGTTTCCTAACGTTGCTTTAAAACCACCACTGAGACTGTAATCAATACCACCAGTTAAGTTATATGTTACAGGTCCAACAGCAGAATAAACTGTATCCTGCGCTTCTTGATCCCACAGTCCATTTGCTAAACTTAATGTTGAAAAATCATTTGAGAAACCAGTTGCCTGAGGGAATGTAAAGTGGAATAAATCGTTTGCTTCTGATGGGTTTGATCCAGCGTAAATGTACTTGGAATAATTTGCCAAGTAATTCTTATACCAAATTTTTTGAGGTGAGTTTACACTAGATACTGCATCTGATGCCTTGGAAAGATTAACGTGCTTTTCAAGGATATTGCCTTGAATTCCAGTAACGTCTCCAGTATCATCAACTAAAACAATATGTAATGCATCATTCTTACCGTTTCTTTCAGATACATATTGATTTGTAGTTGGTTTTGGAGCAATAGACTTCCAATATATAATTGAATTATCTAATCCTAAAGTTTGCTCTCCGTACCAATCATTAACATCAATAACTTCAACTCTTGCTGAAGATTCTGTTACTGTCAGGATAACTTTATCATCTCTTAAAGCATTTACCGTTAATACTAAGTTGTTTGCTGGGGTTGAACCACCAATCGATGTACCAGCGATACTTACTGTAGTACCAACACCATATGCTCCACCAGCATCAACAATAGTTACGGTGCTAATTCCACCAACACCATCTCTAAAGATAGTAAATAATGCACCAGTTCCGAGAGTGCTTATACCAGATACTGAACTATAAGTTGTGTTTGCTTGTGCAAGAAGAGTAGATGCTGCACCTACAGCAACAGTCTTAATAGCACCATCACCTAAATTAAATCCACCAACAGAGGATCCTGGAATTGTAATTTGTCCACCAACAGTATATCCCAAACCTGGATTAATTACTGTAGCACTTTGAACTCCACCATTAGTACTATTTCTAGTGATTGTAAATGTTGCACCAGATCCACTTGCTGAAGTTCCAGCAACACCGATGTAAACTTGATCTTGCTCACCATCAATAGCACTAAAAGTTGTTACTCCAACTAATCCGATAGAATCTTGTGGAGAAACTAAAGTTCCAGAATTGTTTATAACATTAATTCTATTTCCTGGAAGGAATGATGCAAATTGATTGTTTTCTGCATAATCAATTGGATACTCAGTTCCCGCAGCAGAAACTCTAGAAATAATCTTTACACTAACATCAGTTTTATTTGCTGCTAATGATCTTGGATTAATTTCAGTAATAATTCCCTTTAAATAACCATTGAATACTTCTGTAGTTCCTGTTCCTGGAATTACTCTACCAGAAATATCAAAAGTTACTCCCAAACCAACATCAAAACCTAATGGGGTAACGTTGGTTGTTCCAATGCCAAGAATTTGGTCTGCTAAATCATCAATAATACAAACTTTTAAATTATTCGCCCAGGTTCCAGGATCTTTTACTGAGAAGTAAAAATCTGGCGATGTTGTAGAATAATTTGTTAAATAATCATCAAAGTTTTTAATTTTAACGCTAATTGAAGAAGCACCAACACCAACGTTCGCATTTTTTAGTGTTGGACCATCGGTTCTAACTACCTTTAAAACACCACCATATGATAAGTATGAAGATGCACTCATCCAATACTCATACTGATTATCAGTAGATGTTGGGGTTCCAAATACAGTTAATAGTTCTTGCTCTGTTGTAATGTCGGTTGGTTCATCAACTGGACCACTTTTGAAAGGACCTGCAATGGCACCAATATTATCTAATACGTTTTCAGCTCTCCCGACAGTTAAATCAACTTCCCTGACTAGTACACCAGGAGATAATTGAGGAGTCGCCATGTTTTTCTCCTAAAGTTCTCAGATTTGCTCTAAAAAATATTTATTAAAAAAACACTTTACGCAGGGGAAACGTGACGTGAACACTACCAATCAGGATATTCCCATAAAATATTGTCTTGATTTCTAGATTTTAAAATTCTTTTTACTGTGCAACTTTTACATTCGTATGAATATGATGAAGATACTGGTCCTCTATCTTTTCTAGTTTGATAAAATCCATCAATTAAATTTTTAATTTCTTTACAAACTCTACATTTTCTATCTACTAATAATAAATGACCGTATTTAATTTGATCATCTATATCCATTATTGATATTCCCACATGTATGACATATCTCCATATTCATCTGTAAACCATCTATCTCCAGTGTTATCTACGAATGAAGACTGATCATTTATTCCATCAACAATAAATCCAAATGGTGCCATATCTTGCATAATTTCATTTTCTTTTTCTTCATATAATTTTTTCCTTACGTCTTGATCGGTTAATTCTTTAAAATAATCCTGAACAACTAACCAAGCATATATTACAAGACACATTGCAAGATCGTCGTTACAACCATCTTCTGCTTCAAACGAATTGGATTTCTGAATAAATGTTGTCAATTCACTAATAATATCATAATCGGTAAATATTAATTTGTCCTCCTCTATCATGGTTTTTAAATTAAAACATCCAACTTTTTTAACTGTTTTGGACATTTTAACTCCTAATTGAGTTTTCTTTCCAGAAAATCCTTGACCAACAATTTGTCCTGCTCTACCTCGCATAGAACACATTAAAACATTTTGATATTCTAAATCGTAATGTAAAATTGATGCTACTTGATCACCAACATCATTAACTTCACATAAAACATAAGCATCGTTATAACTTTTCGCAACCTCATGTACAATGCTTGGAAAAATCATTGGTTTTATTTGATTATCTCTATATTTTGCTACAACTTTATGTGGAAATTGTGTTATGTCTACTACCACAAATGCAGAATAGTCATTACCAACACCTCTAGCAACATCAACAGAAATAGCATAATTATGATCATCCTTTACATCTTCAAAAACATCTAGTCCACCACTACGTAATTTTGGAGTTTCATAGACTAAATTTCTTAATTTATTTGGTGATATTAATGTATCAACAGATCCTAAAAATTCGCATTCAAATTCAACTTTAAACTGTTGCTCACTTGTGTTTGCAATAGTTTGTTCTTTCCACTTTTCATCTCTACCTGGTACTTCACTCCAGTGAACTTCAGTTGGAATATATTCATTTTTCTTTCTTTCTGCATCATGCCAAATTTTATAAAAATGATTCATCCCGTGAGGGGTAGAAACAATAATTACCTTAGTATTTTTACCAGATGAAATAGTAGGATAAACAGAACTGAAAAACTGATCAGCAATGTGGTTAGGAATAAACGCAAATTCGTCCAGGAATATAATATTATAAGAGCCACCGCGTACCGCAGAGGCGCTAGTAGAAGCAGCAATAATTTTTGAACCATTTTCTAACTCCAGTGATGCTTTGTTCCAAGTCATTACACCTTGTTGTAACCACTTGGGTAAGTTTTCGTATGCCGTTTGAAGACGATCTAGAAGATCTTTAGCAGTAGATGCTTTGTTAGCAAGAATTGCAATATTAACGTTATCATTAAATATTGCGTAATGTAAAAGATACGAAACAACGATTGTAGATTTTCCAGACTGTCTAGGTAATTTGCAAACATTAAATCTATGATGATGAAACCTTTCAATCATGGTTTCTTGGAATTTATATGGTTTAAACGGTTGTAAACCATAATCCAAAGTTACAATTTGAATATAATTTTTTGCAAAATAAATTGGATCGTCTTGACAACGATCAAATTCTATAATTTGTTCTTGTGTAAATTCAATAGCGGTATTTGCTTTTTTTAAAAGCGGATTACCTAGATAATGTTCTGCCATAAAAATAAATTTAAATTACCACTTTACTTTATCTGCCCAATAAGCAGCAGACATTTTTCCTTTATTGATATTTTTTTGATGTCTTGCTTTAAATCTTTTACGTCTGTTTGCATATTCTTCACTTTCACCTTTCTTTTTTGGTGATCCTTTAACGCCCTTTTGCCCAAAACGTATAATTTTTTCTTCTCCATTTTCACATGCCTTTACAATATGCGACTTACCAGTTTCACCTGAACCATGAGACTGTGCTTTTGGTTTATTGCAAGGCATTTCTTTTTTATTTACTTTTTTCCCTCTGATATTTCAACCTCTTCTCCAATATTTCCG